CCTCTTGCATATAATACATAACTATCTTTTTACATGCATCTCGAAATGCATGAGCTTGTGCCCTTATGGGTGCAGGAGCTGTATCGCTCACAGAAATTATTTTGTTAACCGCCATCTCAGCAACTTCTTCAACACTGTGCCCTCTGTTGTCTGTTGTGGTTACACCTAAACTACCTACTTCTAAATCTGATTTTAAAGAAAACATATTAATACTCTTTCGGTTCTACAGGATTTAATTCTTTTAAATCATGTCTATTAATAATCCCTACGGGTTTGTTTTTCGGTTCCATTTCTACTTCAGATAGTTTACAAACACTCATATCTTTACCGTTTTGATAAACAACTTTAGGATCATCAAGTCTATGATAACCGTATAGTTTCTCGTGTAAAGGAATATCCATATCTAACAAAGTTGATCTAGGAGCAACTTCAATCTGCATTCCTGCATCGATACATTTAGATAACCAAAACTCCGTACATGATCTACCTGCTTCTGCAAAATGCATATTGCTTCTATATGTAAAGTCAATTCCAAATAATGAAATTTTACCGACCTTGCTCCATAAAGCAAAAGCTATAGCGTAAGGAATAGTGTTATTAAAATAAGAACACCCTAAATCATGTACAACTAACTCTATAGGGTATTCAACCGCTGCTGGAACTCTATCGTCTAATTCACACGTATAAATAGGAAAATTACATTTAGGTAATTTCTTTCTCATCATTTGAGTCATAGTTCCTGCATCTTCTGTATCCAAGAATCGACTCATAGGATCCAAAATAAAAGCTTTATCAATATTAGGTAAAACACCAATCATTGCATTAACTGCCCATATCTCATCAAACTCTACACTATGTGTTTGAGAAAGATGAAAATCTATTTGGCTTTGCCCCATGGCGACTATTGCAACATTTTTACCCTCTAGTTCTTTCATGCTTGTGGTTGTATTTTAAGTTGATCGTTTCGAGCTTCGTCTCTAACGTCTTTATACTCTCCAAGAACTTTAAGTAAGGCTAAAGCTTCTTGAAATTTTTGTTCGTATAACATAATAGTTTCAGGAGCTTCTTTCATAAATACCGCACCTTCTACTAAAGCACCGTATAACATAGCATTAGGAGCGTTATCAGAAAGCCAACTTTGATTATCGTTTCCAACGGTGGTTAGTGATGCGGGTCTATAGTTGTAGTGTAATTCAAAATTCAAATCAGAATTAGGGGTAGGAGCTAATAAAAAAGTATTTTCATCAAATTGAGAATAATACAAGGGAGCTCCTTGTGTAGCTGATGAAGGCGTATAATCCCTTATCCAGGAAACGTGTTTTAACAATAAATAACTATAGTTACCTGAACTATCAATTAAAGCTAAACTAAATGGAGATAAAAAATCTGTAGGCGTCGCTAAATAAGTATTACCTGATGATGCTAACCCTGTAACATTTTTACGGAAAACAGGAAGTTGTACTCCTTTTAAAATTCTTTCTTCGGTTGTTTGTATAAAAGTATCTAAATTATTAACGAAAGTAGTTTCTGTATTGTCTAAATAATCTTGTATTGCTGTTTTTAATGTTGCGTATGTAAATCCTGCCATTAGTCTCCACCTGCTTCTAAAGTACCTATTTCACCTGTTCCGAACTCCCCTTCAAACACACTACCTATAGGATCATCTGTAACAGTCATTGTTCTAGTTCCACTAGGACTTGTTGTGCTATTTATAACTGCTGTTGAAGGATCTATTGTAGTAACAACACCTAACCCTGCTTGAGGTAAAGGAACATCGGGTCTGGGTCTCCAAAGCAGTTCTGCATCTGCTCCTATACTTGGTGGGTCTAGTTGTGGGTGTTTAGGTTCATAACACTCATGACAAACTCTATTGTTTTCCCAAGTGCCTCTAGCTTCTTTATATGGGTATCTAAACCCGCAAGTATCGCAAATAAAGTAAGCATATTTTCCTGAAGCGTAAGCCATTAGATATACTCTTGTTTAGGAACTAGTCTAATATTAGAACGGTCTTCATCATAACGTAAAGCGTTAGCTAAATCTCTTTCATATAAATCTTGGATCACAGGAAGTTTCTGAACATTTTTCTTTATACACAAATAATAAGCTAGTCCTGATACTAAACAAGGCATAAACCGTGTAGGTATATCTACATCGTTAGTAGAAGCCGCAGCATCCTCTATCGTACGCCAGACATAGTAAATGAGTTTGTCCGTTGAGTTCTCGGGCGTTGGATATAGATGAATAACTGGAGATTTTTTACGTTCTAGCCAAAATTCTGTAGAACGTGATTTAGTAGCCTTGTTAGGAATACTTATGTACTCATTCCGATCTATTCTGTCTAAGGGATAATCAGTAACTACAGTATTAACTGTTCGTTCTACATAAGCGTCTAAAACATCGATATCATACGAGTTAATCGTATACTCATTAGTACCTTCTGTAAGAGTTAGCTCCTCTTTAGCTACCTCCCACATCTGAATACCTCTGTTTGACCAATCGGCAAACATTATATTCATAGAACGACGTGCTGTAACAGCATCGTATGACGTACGAGCTTCTAATCCTGCAAGTTCGTACGCCTCTTCGATTGCGGTCGCTACATCTAAACTAAATGCACGAGTTCCCGAGGTTGCCATGTTAGTTGTAGTATGCTACAAAAAAGTCGCAGTTAGCCAACACAACATAAGCTCCTGTATCAAATTTTACTCCGTCATTAGGCAAATAATGGTCAAAAGACTCATTTGCTGCTGAACCGAACTTAAATTCAATAAGTAACTTAGTTCCACTTGCACTCGTTCCGTCATAGATTTTTATAGAACCGTCTGCAGCACTTGCTTGTGCTTGAACAGACTGAATTCTTATTGGACCTAAATTAGTAGCAGTACCCGCACCAGAACCAATAAACCCTTGTAATTGTCCTGTTGCAGCTAAAGCTACGGTCGCTTTTACATCTGATGAACTCATATTAATCTCCTATATTAAGATTAAGCGTCAGCAAATGGTGTAACTAAAGTTCCTGAACCTAAAATAATTCCCTCTACTGCGTATTTAGCACTTGCCATAGCGGTAACTTTGACGATACTACCTGCAAGTCCACCTTTAGTAGAACCATTCATAGTAATGACATCGTTAGATGCACCAGAAATAAAAGTTTTACCTGTTGCGTCTGTTACACCAGTGTAAAGTCCACCTACAAACTTATCTGTACCATCTGTTAGGATGTCCATATCAGTTGCAGCAGTCTCTACTACGAAAAAGAATGATGCACCTAAATTATTTGTTTGATTAGGATCGTCATTACTTCCTGGAGCAGTAGCTACGATAGTAGGTAAAGTAAACTTACCGTCTGCGTCGTTACAGGTTATTATTTTTCCTGCGTGGGAAGCCACTGTCAGGGATGTGTCTGCAGTTAAACTAACAACGTTAGCGTTACCTGCTGATATAAATCCTGCCAATGATTGTACAGGACCCGAAAAGGTTGATTTTGCCATAATTTCCTCCGTGGAAATAAGTTCTACTGTCTCGGCTTGTCTGCTAGGTCAGTCTGTAGAACAAGTTAATAAATCCTAGTCTTTTGATTGTATATGAATGCCTACAAAAAGAAAAGGGGAACCGAAGTTCCCCTTTAATGAATTCACGTTAATGAATTAGGCTCCTGGTGAACCGAAGATACCTCTCCAGTCACTCCAACCAAAGCTGTAACGTTCTCTCGCCTTGTATCTTACGTTACCAGTTTCGAAGTCGCCTTCCATACTAGTAGATACAGGAGTTCTAACAAAGTGTTTTAACCCGTTAGGAACATCAGTTTTGATGAAGAAAGCGTCAGTATCTGTTAGATAATGATTTACAACGTAGCCTTCTGAGACCATTCCCATATTTCTAATTGCATTAATATCATTATCTGAAGTACCAACTCTTCCTGGAGTTTCCATCAATCTATCCGCTACGAATTGCAAAGCAGGTGGAATAATTAATTTCCTTGCTTGTGCATTCACTTTAAGGTTTCTTTCATCCTTAAATCCAGCGATATCAATCAATGATTGCTCTAGAGAAGTTTCATTAAGGTCAGCAGCTGTAGACAGCTCATTACTTAAATCAACGTTCGCAACAGTTGGATGGTCTGTAGCACAAAGCTCTTTTCCATCACCGCCAACGTAAGATGAACTAAAAGCATTGTTTAAAACATTAGCTGCTTTAACTTGCTTAGTTTGTTGCATCGAACGTGCTAGTGCTCTTGTGTAACGTGAAGAAAGTGTGTCGTAGAGGTTATCTTCGATTGCTTCTTCTGTTAACGCAAACGCTAGTGCGATAGTTTCATGCGTGAAACGAGATGTCCAGGATTCTTGAGCTGTGTCATAAATGACTGCGGCTCCTTCTCCTTTAGTCGGTGCTTCACCAAATCCACTTAACATTACTTCTTCCTCAAAAGCCCTTTCGGAGTTCTCAGTATCGAAGATGTCTTCGTGTTCGTTATTATATCTCTCATACTCTAATCCAAAGAGAGCATGGAGTCCAGGAACTAGTTCTTTGACTAGTTGTGCTCTGTTAATCGCCATTATTTATCTCCTTAGAATTAAACAGCAAAAGTGTTAGTAGGGAATGTGAATAACCCTCTCGCATAAGCACCGATTTCGTTGCTTGGTTGCGAGGCGAATCCTACACATAACGCTACACCACTTGAGGTTGTTGCGGTTGCCCCTTCCTTTGATCTACCGTTCAATGTTGAACCTGCAGTCGTAGAAAGAGTATATTTAGAGCCGATAAAACTTACTGCTGGTGTTCCAGCTGTAAATTGAGCCTCGTAAACGATTCCAGGATCGTTATAAACGAGAGCTTCTGCATCTGCTCCGCCTTGGGTAGCTGTGTCAGCAGTCCAAACTTTCGAGAAAGTCGGGGTGCCGTCAGTAGCTGTATAGTATACTCCGTAAAATACACCTACGGGTGTGCCTGTCGCTGTGCCTTGTATGACATAACCACTAGATAAATTAACAACATCACCTGAAAAGATTGATGCGTTAGTTCCACTTGCGATTCTCATTTTAGCAGGGCGAATAACACCTCCGTACATATGATATGCGGGAGTAAAACCATCTGGTTTATTTGTATTAGCCATTGTTTTCTCCTTTGTCTATATACATTGTTATTATTAATTACTTTGCATCGGTAGGTTTACTACCGAAGGCGACTTTAGAAGTCCTTTGGATATCACTATCTTTAATAGGCATTCTAGCATCACTTTCTCGCATAAAGTTTTGATCTACACCTTGCATCGCGGTATCTGCTTGATCTTTAAAATAAGCATTACGCTCTGCTGCGGTTTCGACTGGAACTTTAGCAAGTATTAATCCTCCGACTCCAATTACTCCAGTGTTGCTACCGTTTTCAATAGTAGGAGCTTCGAAATCAGGATAGTCTTCTGCTCTCACAGGTTCATATCCCTCTCTAATACGTTTAGACATATTAGATTTATCATCGATTCCTCGAGTAGCTTCACGAATCCACCTAAATTGATATCCAGGAGGAGCTTCGGGTGCGTCTAACATAGACGGGGGAGCCCAAGGCTTTCTGCGAGTTTGAGAGGCTCGTGTCTCTGCAGATCGTGAGTTACGATCAGTATTGACTTCTGTTTTATTTTCTTCGGTCATTTTATACTCCTTCGATATGTCTAGCATATTCTTCTAGTGGCACATTTAGTCTTTTAGCTATTGCTACTTGACTAGGTGTCAACTTAATTTTGCGTGATGATTTTTTACCACTAGCCCCTCGGCTAGAAGCAGCGACCTGTTGCACGGGGGCAGGTTGCTCGTTAGAAAACTTGTGTGGGAAATTTTCAGCCATACGTTTATCAACTTCGGCATAGTACTTATCAGAAGTCGGATCAACGCCTTCTTCTACTAATTCTTTATGTATTCCAAATGCTGCAAATGTCATTGCTTGGTCATCTCCAAACCATTCATTCTTTTCAGCCCATGCTTCAGCTTTAGGATCTGGTCCTGGAGCTTGTTCTGGCTGTAAAGTCGGTTGATAAGGCGTAACTGGAACTTCTTCTGGTTTTGCCTTTTCCCTAACTTGTTGTTGAGCGTGTAGTCTTTTAAGATTTTCTGCTTCAGCGGTAGCACGAGAAAGAATCGTAGTTGCTTCAACCACTGCTTCACTATCTCCTGCTTCTTGTGCATCTTTTAAAAGTCTCTTTGCTCCTTCAATTTCAGATTGTACCCTGTTATCGTACTCTTTGAAAAGGGAAGTGTCAGAGTTTTTTAATTTCTCTTTTAAACTAGTTGCTGTTTGATTAACACTTTGAGCGTAATAAACAGCTTCATCCCGCTGTCTTTCGGCTTCTCGCATCTTATAAGTTAACTTATCGATACGCTTTTGCACTGAATCAGAAATAGTATCTAATTCATCTTTTACTTCTTCTACAGGAGCTTCTTCGACGACTTCGTCTTTAATCGAATCGTCTACGTCTGCTGCGTGTATATCGACTTCCCCTTCGGGTAATTCTAATTCTATTTTTTCGGTTTCGTTATTTTGCATGAGTCCTCCTCAAGTTTGTTATGATAAAATTGCTTCTGGGTCATCGATACAAGCTAAAATTTCGTCATCATTTAAAAGACGCATATCGCCACCTTCTATTTGAAAACGAGCTCCCGCATATCGACCGAAGATAACCCAATCACCTTCTTTACACCAAGCTCCTTCTGGAAACTTATGTGGATCACTATAAGCATCAGGTCCTAGAGAAACTACGTACCCTACAACAGTCGCTAACCTTTCCTTATCGACCGTTTGTTTTGCTATATGTATTCCACCTTTAGTTACCGCTTTGGGGCTAAAAGGTAATATTAAAATTCGATACCCAGTTGGACGGGGTAACGAACTTGCATGAGAGTCTACATTATCAGGAGTAATTGTTGGCTCTGAAGCTAATTCTGCTTTAGCCGCACCATTACTACCGAAATTATCTACCCTATCTGGAACAGTTGTGTTTTCGACTTCATTAGTCATTTGCATCCTCCATGTTAGAATGTAAAGTTTGAATTTCCTGTTCACAGAAACTCAAACCTGCTATTTCACCGACTATCCTTTGGTATTGTTCAAAATTCTCAATACTTCCAGAAGCCAATGTTTGCATGAGAGCTTCTTTTCTCTCACGAAATTTACGAAGCAAATGCTCCGTTGCTAAGATATAGTCCATTAATTATTTAATAGAACGATACCAAAGAAGTCCTTTTGTCTGTCCATAAGCTGCTTTTACTTTAGCTTCTTCAGGTTTATCTAAGCATTCACCTGCTTGAACAGATTGTGTTTTTGTTGTATCCTCTACGCTAGGAAAACTAGGAGACGCCTTTGTTTTCTTAGGTGATGGTGAAGGATATTTATCGTTATCGTAATAATCTCTCATTATTTTTCTCCGTTTTGTTTTCGAGTTTCTCGAACTGTTTTAACTAATTCCGTATAGTTCTTTTCTGCATCAACTTTAGCTCTTTGCTCTAGTTCTTGCAATTCTATTGCGGCTTTAGTATCTTGTATACGTAAATCAGCTTCGATCTTCTCACGTTTAATTTGTGCGTCTAGTTCAGCTTTCATTGCGGCTAGTTGTGCATCTCTTTGATCGTCGCCTTCTTTTTGCATCAACTGTTCTCTTTCAAGTTGTAACTGTTGTTCGAACATCTGTCTTTGTGGATCTGGTGTTTGCATTGCTGCTGCCATCGCTTGTGCTTGACCTGTAACTTGTTGTGTTGCCGCTTGTGCCATTAATGCAATCTCATTCATCATTTCAGGCGGCATTTGTCCTGTTTGTATTTCTGGTAATTGTTGACCCATCGCTTGTTCTATTTGTAATTTATATAACATCGCTTGGTGTTCTTGTATATTCGCACCTATTGCTTGTGAAGCTACTGGGTTTTGTTGTACCATCGGATTTTGCATAAATGCACTATGTGCTGCTATATAGGCTTCGTGGTTTTGAAACTCGTAAGCTCTAATAGGTGTTCCTGTTAAAACTGCTTGTTGTTCGCTAATAGGATCACGTGCGGGTACTTCTTGTTCAGGTGGAAGTAGTGCATCAATATCTTTTATGTTTAATGCGATATACATTTTCTTATACGACTCACGTAAATCGTGTAATTC